ATCTCCATTAGTTATCTTAATTAATCTACTATCAGTGTCAGGTGCATTGAATACGGTTAAAGCTTTTCTATTTCTAGCAGAAGCTCCTAGTGTGTTATTGGGGTTTAAATTTCCAAACATTTTATTTTATTTTATTGGTTTTCTTCTCTTCTATCAGTACGAGTGTTCTCAAAGTTATGTAACTCAAACACAGTTTCTTCAGCAACGGGCCTATTATGTAGTTTTCTCACGTCTAGAACTGGTCTACGACACTTACATAATTGGTCTGCTTTGTCTATATATTTCTTTAAACATAATAGCAATCCTTCATTTGAGTCGGGGTCTGAATTATCATCCCACTTTAATTGTTCAGCTATACCGGATATAACTATACTCAGTGCGTATAACTTATCTAATTGTTGTGAGTTGCCCATAAACGGCTCCTTTATACACAAGTATTGCTGTATTTGCCCTATTGTTTCGTAAGCACGAAATATATGAGGTACATAATCATCTGTAAATCTTATTAACATCCGCCTGAAGGTTTATCGTTACATTCTGTTGGGTGGTATAAACATTGGTAGCACAACTTTCTTGAACTTTCCAATATACATGCTGCCTCATGATATAATTCAGCGTTGAACTGTACCCAGGCACCCTCTCTTCTTTGTTTTAATTTCATAAAAGAACTTATTGACGAAACACCAAATTGAGGTGAATCACAACAACTACAGTTCTTTTTAAGCTCTGATAGCATAGCATGATTAATCTCTGCAGCTACTAAGTGTTGATTCTCTATAAAGTAGATAGGATCTTGTACTGTAGTAGGTCCCATGTTATTTCTCATAAGTTCTTGCCACATATCAAATGTGGGATCCGGTAACCAGTTGGTAGTATCAGGCATCTGCAACAAAGCATTATCAGGATCAACAACTAATGAACCACCATTACCAGTTAAATTTACATAGTATTGATTCTGTGGCCCATACCAAACGATATCACCCTGAGATGCACCATTAGCCTCGGGATTAACAGAAGTCCATGTTCTAACCAGAGCTACATAAGATGTGTACCAACCATCAGTATAGATTCTATTACCTTCCACATTAGCAGGTATAAACTTAGTCATCTGAGGTGCTCTATAAAATGCCGTATACATTGGGTCACCTACAGACACATTAGCCTGAGCAGTTAAAAATGTTTTAACTACAGTAAATCCATGTCTATAATCATAAGGTTTATTTGCATAATCCTCAAAACTAGTCAAAGACTTAATCTCTGATGGGTAAGTAAAATTTCTAGGAGTATACTCCCATTGATTCGAGTTGTTGTAACCCGGTATGAAATTAATATCTGACTCATCACTAGATTCCATAACTACGGTTTCTATAAGTTTACCGCTTGTACATTCCTTACCATTGTAAGTCAAGAATACTTTCTTAACTACATCTCCGTAAAGTTGCCACGGCATTATACTATAATTCATGTTATAATCAATCACAGATAATTTTCCTTCAGCCTGATCCCAATCCAATGTTACATTTAAGATTGATGGGTCAACTCTGTAAGTAGGATTAGCTAATCCACCACTAGTTGGTATTGTTTCTACTACTCTAATATCCATTACTTGTTATAGTTTTTAATAAATTCTTTTACTTTCTCGACTCCACCGAAATGAGTTATCCATTTCTTTTTGTACAATTGGTGTTCTAGTACCGTGTACACAGTTCTTCTGTCTATTCTTATTTCAAATTTTGTCTCGCTCATAACTTAAAAATCGTTTCTTACCTCCTTAGAGTTACCGCTTGCATTTTCTGAATATATCTGCTCGCGTTCTAGTTGAACAATCATCTGATCCTTCTTGATTTCCTCATCAGCTACTCTAGAATCCAGAGATAATCTATCTTTCCCTAAGTCATTCTTAAAGTTAATATCTTGTTTCTTAAGATCCAATTCTTTTAATTTAATATCATTACTAGCTTTCTCCAGAGCCTCAACTTGCTTACTAGATTGTTCCATTGCCTTCTCATACTCTTTGATCTGACCCTGCATTTCTTCTAACTGTTGAGTTAATTGACCTAACTGATCGTTCTCCTCAGACTTAACTAACATACTATCTTCAACCGCTTGTAAAATCTCTCTAGGAGAATCTGACATAGTAATTTTTATAAGTACATTAGGATCTAATAATCCTGATCCGACAAGTTCCGGTACTATAGCTGATAATTTTTCCAACTTCAAATTCTCTTTAGTACTGTTAACTATGTTGATATTGTAATCAGTCCAACAGAAGTTTTCTGCTTGGACGTCAAACAGCATAGATCTATACCCTAAAATATAAGAACCACGTTTACCTTTTCTGTAAGTTAACTTGGCTCTATTTATCAAGTCGGTTAGCATATGCTTACGACAAGTATGTAATAATTCGAAAATATCTTTTGTAATTAAAGATGTTTGTTTCTGCCCTTGTTGAACATTAGAAACAGCATCTCTCACCTCAGCAGCAGCATACATATGTCTGTTGACACCTGTAACAATATCTACTTGTCTTTCAATACCTTCTTTAGCAGATTCTAATTGATCTAGAATATTACCACTTAAAGAACCACGGAAATCTCCGTAGTGATTGAATAAATGTGCGCCATCTTCAGTAGGATCATAAAGCTCAACTCCTTGCTTACGGAATGCCATAAACTTAAGAATTCTCTCCATATAATCCTGTCCTAATACTTTTGGAATAGCTGCTAGATTTATTCTAGAACCATCCACACCCGCATTAGCAATTAAGTTATCTCTAAAGAAACTAAGGATATCATATGAATCCTGTAAATCTTTTAAAGATAAAGCTATTGAGTAAGGTTTACCGTTTCTATCGTTGTAAACTACTCCGTTATAAGACAGGGTAGTTCTCCACGGTGAACCTATACTTCTAGGTTGATGTTTACTCTTACCGCAGTTTATATAAATATCCTCTCCAATTCGGATACCTTCGTAACGGTCTAATCTATAACCATATTTCTTACTAGTTCCATCTCCTGCCTTCTTACCATAGTGGTCTTCATGCACTTTCCTAGATCTAATAGGTGATACAGTTTCAATATCTTGTTTGTATTCAGGAGACAATTCAACTTTATTGTTAGCTAACCATTCTACATGGTATATTGCTAAGGTATCTAAATTAGAATTAGTATGCTGATTGAACACTGCACCAGAGTCAAAATAATTATCATTCTTATATACATTGTCTAGTCTCCTAGCATCGTATATCTTATGTCCTCCGTCTCCAGTAACATCACCAAATAGTCTTTTCTTGATAACTTCATTCATCAAGTGACCATATTTAGTTAATATCTCCGAACGTTTCATATAAGTTCTACATACAGCAGCGTTTATATTTGCTTTGTGTCCTTGGGATAAAAATTGATGTCCTGTATTCTTAGAGAAGAATAGATTCTCTGGCTTAATAATTTCTAGCTCTGGGTCTTCCCCAACTCTAGGTACTGATGTACGGTAATAAGCTTCTCCTGATATCAGTAAATCAAGGAAAAACTGCTTTATTTTTTGTTTGAGGTCGATAGTTAAATCTTGCTCAAAGAAATTAATCAACGACTGGGCTGCAATCTCAAATTGAGATATAAACCCTTCGTCAATCGATTTTTCTAATCTAGTTAAATATTTTTCAGTAACAACGTCTGTCTTAGGCTCTTCACCTTTCTTGACCTTATTAATGTTGTTAGCCATTTGCTTTCTATAGCCTTCTAGTACCTTAGTTGCTCGCTCTTTCTTCTTGGCGTCTTCCACTTTAGTTAAAGTAGGAGCATCATTTATAGATACACGATAAGTAAATACGTCATCCAGTAATAACCCTAGTAGCACATCAATCCTAGTCTTGATAAGCGGAGTCATCTTCACAGCGATAGGAGTTTCAATACCGAAAGTTTCCTCTAAGTACCTGAATTCTTCTTTATCACGGAAACCGTCATACAAGTTTCTAGCTTTCTTAATACGTTTCTTTTCATGTACCAAAGAAGTGATGTTGTAATCGACAGACTTTTTCAAGTAGTCAAATCCGCTCTTCTCTACTTCAGTAGTATGAATGTCTTCTACGTTGTAATAGTCATTTACTGTTATACTCATTTATTTATTATATTGAATAAAATATATCAAAACTATTTACAGTTTTTAATTTCTTTATTCCGTCATCAACTATAATGTTACCACAATAGGGATCAAAAAACACTATTGTACCTTCTTTATATTGGTCAGCGCCAGGCGCACATGATATAATTCTACCTCTCTGCGTAACTGCATCCCTTGGATCGTCACCAGAACTGTCAAATATACCGTCCGCATCTATTAAACCTTCCTCTATAATACTTACTAAGACCCTGTCTTTAGTTGGCTTCAATGTTTCTTCATTCATGTTTTCTAAATCTGTCGTTGTTGCTACTATATCATTACCTCTAATTACTTTACAATAGTTGTCATCAGTAGCGACTTGTACTCCTGCAATATCTGCAAAAACAATGAAATCGCCTTCAACTAATCCGGGACATTCCTCAGTAGCTTTCTTTCCTACCTTTAGAGCTGTACCCACATAAAATGACTGTTCTATTTGACCAGTACCAGCGCCCTCACTCATGTGAACGCCTTCTTCAATAGATGGTAATTTAGTAACTTCCGCTAAAACATAGAAGTTCTGTGGTGTGATTGTTTCACTTTTCATATCTACTTATTTTCTTATTTGTACTAAGCCAATAATAACAAAATATATTGGAGTAATAAAGTAAAAAGATTAATAATGGTGTGTTGGATTGCCAGGATCTGACATATCTATCCATCTCACTCCACCATGTTTCCTGTATTTTTCTGCCTCTAACTGTAGTGATTCATCCAGTTCTGCTTGGCCTGTTCCCTTCTCAGGTAGTATACCGTGCTTTTTATAACCAGTTTCTGGGTCTGTATAATAACCCCACAACTGTAGACCAGCTGTAGCTTTCTCTGCAGGCCTTGCGACTCTACCCATTAAATCCTCATCTGCTAACTCACAGAGACCCATTGCTATGACCATATCAAACTTGGTACGATCGTCTCTATTGTAATCTTGTAGTTGTTCAAGCATGTCTAAGAACCAAATCTGGTCATAATAGTCATCAACGTAGGCTGCTATCTTCTGATCTTGATGATCAATAATAGGCCCACCAGCTGTTGTACCAATAAGATGTGATTGTTTAGTAGGATCAGCATTAGTTAAATTTATTGTAGGTCTCTTCTTTAATAAATGGTAGAATCCCATATCTCTAAAGTAACCTACAATACCAATCTTAGTATATTCAATATTTACCTCTGCATTGTAATAGTAAGCAAGCTTCAAAGCGTTGTCCCAATCTGTTCTAACATCTGCCGAACGTCTTGAGTACTTTGCCACGTAAATATTAGAAGTAGTCCTAAAATATCCTTTATCTACTATCCTCTTCTTGACTAACATTGCAAGCTCAGAACCTTTCTTGGAATCTGTTGCATAAGCTGAATCCATAGTACCTTGATCAATACTATCTATTCCACCCACGTAAAGATTCTTCATTGGCTCTTTCTCTTCCTCTGAGGATTGATCTGTGAGCCAGTGAGGATGTTCTAATATCTCGATGTCACCGTGTTGAGCTTTGTCCCAAGAAACACCTATAATCTTCCCATTCTCAGCTTTCTTCCACTTAAGGAATCCTCTTTCTGGTGCAGGTACTTTATTTTTGTCCCCGTGCTCAATATTTATACGTTGGGTAGCAATCTTATCTTGATTAAAGATATTAGTCCCTCTCCTAGTAAATACTTCACGAATCGTCATAGGGAACTCCGTAAGAAGACCCATATAAGACACTGTGTCATGTTTAGCCTCTGCTCTTTCTTCCTCTACCAACTTAGTGGCTAAAGTAACGTTAGGACAACCGGTCTTTTCCCAAGTGTAAGCTCTCTTAATATGGGTAGGTATAAACGCACCCGTACCAGTCATCTCACCTTGGTGATTAGTAGTCTGACCTTCTGGCCAATCAAATGTAGGAAGTATATTGTGAGCTTTGGGAGAACAAAAGATTTCTTCAGCCTCATCATTCTCAATAGTACCACCTGTACCTGTGTACATTACTATACATTTCTTTATTCCACCCATTACATACCAAGAACCCCTAGACTCTCTCATACAAGAACGTAAGTTACCTTTTTGTGTAGATGGCGGGAATGCTGCAAACTCTTCCACTAATTGTTTAGTAGGTCTCTTTCCCCTGGTTTTACCTGGAGTTTTACCGTAAATAATCTTTTCAAATTTGGATAAGTAACCCCTATCTTCAGTCGTACCATCGGGTAGCTCAATAATCTCCCCAGAGTATTTCATTGACAAGGAATTGGTAATCCTCTTGTGTTTAAGTGCTCTATGTTTTTTCTCTATAGCATTTAGACATTCCTCAACCTTATTCCAAGCCTCATTTGTGGTCTCTTCATTAGTAGAAGATACAACAGTCCAAGCTCCAGGGAATAATCTATATTCTCTGTCCATTACACAACCAGCAAGATATGACTTACCAATACCCCTTCCTCCCATTAGAGAGAAATCTTTACGTTGTATTTCACACTTCCAAAGTAGGTCAAATAAATACCTATCTACGTTACAATAAGTTGGGTGAGAAGTTTCGAAATCTTCAGTAGGTTCTCCGTCTTCATCCATAACAGGTACAGGAAAAACAAAGACGTTAAGCCAGTATATCATGTAAGGATTCCAGTATTCACCGTCAACCCACACACCATTTAAGGCGTAGTCCATCAACTCATTGTACCAATGCTCCATATCCAAAGAATCCGGATGCAGCTCTGGTACATTTCTCCATTTAAGTAATTCCTTTGGTATAGGTCTGTATACTAAATAATCAGATAACTTAGTTTCTTCAAAGCCAGTAGGACAACCCACTAGCTTCTTAGGCGCATCAGTTACATCGAACTCACCATTCATAACTTTACCATCCAACTTAGTTAGAAAATCAAGATTGAACTGATCGTAGTCATTTATTACTCCCTCTAGCTTTGGTAAACTGTCTGGGTTTATTATTCTTTTCTTAGCCATTTGCTTTACCTGCTTGGTCCTTAAATGCACCTCTTTCAATTAAAGAAGAACCTTTATCACCTCTAACACGACCAGTATTCTCAATCTTCTTAGCAGTTTCAAGGGCCTTTAACTTAAATACAGCCATATCGTTCAGCTGTTTGGATAAATTCTGTATAATCTTATCGTTGGATACATAACCTGTAATTTCAGGCACAGTATTAGAGTCCTCACCATTTAGGTCAGCGCAATAATCACATATATGGGTCTCAGTGATAGAATGTACTTCTGGTTGTAGGCTTTCTAGTAGAGTTCTAACCTCGTCAATCTTTTGATCATAGGCCAGAGAAGCTCTTTCTAGTGAAGTTTCATTTAAGAAATTGTATGCATCAATAGCAGCATCAACCATCTTATCCTCACCTTTATTAAACTTCTTGGGTTTATTCTTGAAAGCCATCTTCTCAGCTTGATCTTCCTTCATCCTGTAATCTATATCCTTCAATGGATTGTTATCAGTAAGGTCACAACAGTAGAAAACATAAAGAAGCAACTTATTAGCCCTGTCTTTTTTATCTCCTTTACTACCATATTCTAATATATCAACAAACTCTTGTCTCATTAAAATAGTAGTGTCTACTATCACCTTACCGTTAAGTATGGTGAATTTTAACATTGTATTAAATCTTTTGAATTAAACGTTTGCTCTTGATACAGACCTGCATCAGTGAACCAGAAACATCTTACACCTAAAAGTATATTCTTAGTTTCTTGTGATTTTCCTTCCCCTACTCTACGGGTTTTCGGAACTCCCTTAACAACCATCTTAGGAGAGTTAGGGATTTCTTGTTTCAATTTTACTATATCTCCCGCGTGGAAGTAAGTTTTTCTATCGTTCATATCATCTTATTTTATTATTAACGTAATAATATGAGGATAATATTTGACAATATCAAGTAAAATGGTAGGCCGTACAAGAGTCGAACTTGTGTCTGAGGATTCGTAATCCCCTGTTTTTCCAATTAAACTAACAGCCTATTTTGAGCTTCCAACAAGATTCGAACTTGTGTGAACGGTTTTGCAGACCGCCGCCTATCCTCTCGGCCATAGAAGCATGTTGCACAATCTACAGGAGTCGAACCTATCTTTCCGGTTTTGGAGACCAAAAGCCCCGCCACGGGGAGAAAGTGTATTATTGTAGCCCAGGTGGGAGTCGAACCCACAACCTTTACAGGACAGCATTTTAAGTGCTGCGCGTATACCAGTTTCGCCACTGGGCCATTTAGTAGGGGTGGAGGGAGTCGAACCCTCAAAGGTCAGGTATTCTAAGTACCTGTGCTATACCAGTTTGCGATTAACCCACACCCCCATATTGTACTCGGTAGGAGAATCGAACTCCTAACTTACGGATGAAAACCGCACGTCCTAACCGTTAGACCAACCGAGCATAAAATAAAAAACCCTCTGAGTAAATGAATACCAGAGGGTCTTAAAACAAATTAATTTTCTTTTCTATAAAAAAGTTTTTGCATTACTAGAACCTCCGGAGCTTTCCTCCAGCCATAAACGGCATTCCAATAATGTTACTAAATTCTTCATGGTGCAAAGATAATAATCTTTTAATTAACTGTAAGGGTATTTAAGGATAAACTTCAATCACTACCAAGGAGAAGTAGGAGTACTCAGATTCGAACTGAGGGTCTCTTGTATGTAAAACAAGCGCTTTGACCAGCTAAGCTATACTCCTATATATTGTTGGGACGACAGGGCTCGAACCTGTAACCTCCGACGTATCAGGTCGATATTCTAACCAATTGAACTACGTCCCAATTTAGAGCTTCCGGCCAGATTCGAACTGACGACATTCTCCTTACAAGGGAGACGCTCTACCAACTGAGCTACGGAAGCAAATAGTAGAAGATGAGAGATTCGAACTCTCGGGAGCTATTAACTCCACTTAGTTAGCAACCAAGCGCGATAGACCACTCTGCCAATCTTCTATATGCGGAAGACGTAGGACTCGAACCCACAAATCATTTTACCGATCGCTGCTTTTCAAGAGCAGTTCCTCATCCAGCCGGATGTCTTCCAATTGTAGGTATATTCTCCAGTGAATACGTCCGCAAGTGTCCTAAGATCTTTACGTTGGGTATCGAACCCTACATCTCCTACTATACTTTGAGCCTGAGGTAGGGATCGAACCTACGACTTTCGAGTTAACAGCTCGGAGCTCTACCACTGAGCTACTCAGGCAATTCTACTTTTCTTGGAGATGTTGTAAAAGTAGTAAAACAATCATGAGCCGAAATACGGGGAATCGAACCCCGAGCACCTGAGAGACAGTCAAGCATGTTACCGTTACACCATATTTCGAAATATGTGCCTATCTTGTTCATAGGACTTTAGAGCGCAATGTCAGATTCGAACTGCATCCCCGACTTGGAAGGCCGGTACTTTAGCCATTAAGCTACATCACGCATTTTAATTTTATTGTGGGCGATACTGGATTTGAACCAGTGACCTTGGCATTATGAGTACCCTGCTCTAACCCCTGAGCTAAACGCCCTTGTTATTGTGGCCCCGGTGAGTACCGATCTCACGTCCCTTCCGTTAAAAGCGGAATGCTCCACCATTGAGCTACGAGGCCTTATACCCCGCAGATGGAGGTTAGTGCTGTTTATGTTTCTTAAATGTTTTCATTTCTTTCTTTACTTTTGTATAATCTGCTTTTCTGTAAGCGTCACACGAGTGGCCTGCCCCACAACTAATCATAAATAATAATGCTGATACCAATATTAATTTCTTCATTTCTTTTGTTTTAATCTTTTGTACCCCGTACTGGAATCGAACCAATATTTTCCCTTTAGAAGAAGGAGGTCTTGTCCTTTAGACGAACAGGGCATAAATAAAAATAGCCCTGATCCGATTGGGTCAAGGCTACATTATTAATATATGTTTGTTTAAAATCACATAATCATATCTACGCAGCTTGACCCAAGTCTCGAATCGACCTTGTCAGTTTTATTAATGCCAGTATTTATACTTATGTTTTTCATTTCTGTTGTTTTTAAAAAGTCGAGGAAAGTGTGCGTTAACGGGCGGTTACCCAAGAGGCATCCTCGAGATTGTTGATGCAAAGATACAAACTTTACTTTCAACCACCAGGGGAAATTAGTTTAAACTTGTTTTTCTATATCTCAAATCACTTAAAGGGAAAAATATCGCCCCAAAATCAGGGTGGTGTACATCCTCTATCACTGGGTAAAGTAGAACACAAACACAATCCCTTTCGTGCCTGTATTTATCTACTGTTATAGCCATCCTACCATAATACTCACAGTCCTTATCAATTATCTTTACTTTCTGGTTGGGTTTAATAATACTTTCCATTTAATATCTTTTTAAAAATTTAGCTTCTTTGGTTGAAAATGTAGCCGAACATTCACCTATGTAGTGACACAT